AGAGTTCGACGCCCTCGACCTTTATGCAAGACGTTCCAAAATCACCGATGGGTTCAAAGTTACCGACTAACCCAATCTTCACTTCTAAGTAAAGGACGCACAAAATGAGTTCCCTCAATACACTAACCGGCTTGACCGACATCATCTACGAAGCAGCAGACGTTGTCGCTCGTGAACAAGTAGGCTTTATTCCATCCGTAACGATGGACGCTTCTGCAGCATCTGCAGCCCTCAACCAGACAATCCGTTCGCACGTCGCACCTGCAACGTCGCTCGTTTCGATTACCCCAGCATCGTACGCACCTGATGCAGGCGGCCAAACTGTTTCGTATGTTGACCTCAGCATCACGAACAACAAGATGGCACCTATTCAGTGGACTGGCGATGAGCAGAAGAGCCTCGGCAATAAGTATGGCAATGTTGTTCGCGACCAGTTCGCACAAGGTTTCCGTGCTCTAACCAATGCTGTTGAAGCCGACCTCGCTGCTGCTGCAGCCGCAGGTGCTTCGCGCGCATATGGCACTGCTGCTACTTCACCTTTCGGCACTGCTAACGACCTCTCTGATGCTGCTAACGCCCAGCGTATTCTCGACGACAATGGCGCACCAATGGGTGACCGTTCCCTCGTTCTGACTTCTGCTGCAATGGCTAACCTTCGTGGTAAGCAAGCAGTTCTCTTCAAGGCTAATGAAGCAGGTACAGATGCACTTCTGCGCCAGGGCGTCGTAGGACTTGTTGAAGGACTTAACGTTCGCAACACTCGCCAAGGCCAATCCCACACTGCTGGTACTGGTGCTTCGTACGTTGTCGACGGCACAGGTAACACTGCTGCAGGTTCGCTAATCATCAAGGCTAAGACTGGCACTGGTACCATCCTCGTTGGTGATGTTGTTACCATCGGTTCGTACAAGTATGTTGTTACTGTGGCCCTCGCTGGTGGCTTGTTCACAATCGCTGCACCTGGCCTACAAGCCGCTGTGGCCGATGGCGACACCATCACGCTTGCTGCTACCCACAGCATCAACACTGCGTTCCACAAGAGCGGTATTCTGCTTGCATCACGTGTGCCAGCAATGCCAGCAGGTGGCGACGGTGCTTCTGACGTTATGGAGGTTGTTGACCCTGTTTCTGGCTTGGTATTCCAGGTCGCAATGTACAAGGGCTACCGCCAAGTTCGCTTCGAAATCGGCCTCGCTTGGGGCGTTAAGGTTGTTAAGCCAGAGTTCGTGGCTACCTTGCTTGGTTAATCCCTGATTAACTAACCGCTTGACAGAGGGCGATGGGCACAACGCCTCTCGCCCTCTAATAGCATAAGGAGCACAACAATGGCAGCAACAATAATCGTCGAGACAGGTACAGCATCTTCTACAGCGAACAGTTATGTTTCTGTGGACTATGCGGACACGTACCACGACACCTACGGGAATACCTCGTGGCCAGTTGATGCAGCAGATGCCACAGTTGAAGACATTGCGGTTAACCTCGCTTCTAAGCAACTCGCACTAATCAAGGCTACACAGGCAGTTGATGCGCTTTATGGCGAAGACTACCTTTCCATCCCTACCACACAGACCCAATCATTGCTGTTCCCACGTATTGCTTTCGTGATTAACAAGTGGCAGGTTGTTTCCTCAACAACCATCCCCGCCTGCCTGAAGGATGCAGTGTGTGAAATCGCACTTAAAGCAATCACTAATCAGAACATCTTTCCTGACAAAAATCAGAACTCGGTTGTAAAATCGTACACTAAAAAGATGGATGTTATGAGCAAGCAAGTGGAGTTTACAGAGGCACCTACTGATGAGGAACTCGAGGGTTTCTACAAGGTAGAACTTCTGCTCGCACCAATACTTGAAGATGATGACGAAGATGCTTGTGTTCGTTTCCTTGGGAGGTAAGTTATGACTTTCGACCAAGAGATGCAGGAACTGGGCAACGAACTAATCAACGAGTTCGGCGGCAATACAAGCATCGCACATATTTCCGGCAGCACATCAACAACTAAGGCGGTGATGACTACCCCATCTAAACAACTGCTCGCAGGCTCTTCACTAACAACATCTAACAAGGTGGTGTGGGTTAAGGGTACCTCTGCAAATCCAGTTGATGTGGGCGACGTTATTACCATTAGAGGAGCATCCTATGGTGTTGAAAGCGTTCGTGCTTTCAGTTCCACCGGTGCTACTAATGTGGTTTATGCTGCGTTCGTGGGGACATAATATGGCTACATCAACATCAGTGCAGACCTTTATGTTAACACGACTTGCCACCACAACAGGGACAGTAGACCTTGTTGTGGCAGGAACGAAATATGACAAGCAAGTAGGAACACCGTTCGTTCGCTTTAAGTTGATGCCAAGGGAGAGCACGATTAACAGTGTAGGAGCCGCTTTCGTACAAGAAATCGGCGGACTTGCTCAAATCGACTGCTTCTACCCTGGACTTAGAGGAACAACTGATGCAGAAGCAATGGCTCAAGCAATAGTTACCTCGTTCCTACCAGCAGTGCATCTCGACAGTGGCGACCAAATAGTGTTCGAAAATGTGTGGACAGAAGGTATTCGTGAAGACGGCCCGACCTGGCTACAAGTACCTGTATTCGTGCGCTGGCGCGCGTTTAGACAGTAAATAGATTAACCTCTTAAGGAGCAAAAAATGACCTACGCAACCGGTGCACAGCACACCATTATGTATGTGGCAGAGACAGTGGATGGCACAACGCCAGGCACGCCACAGATGATTGAAATCCCAAAGCGCTCGAGCACGCTCGGCCTCAAGAAGGAAATCATCAACGACCCTACGATTACCAGTGACCGCCAGGAATGGTTCGAGCGCCACGGTAACTACCAAGTTAACGGCAATCTCGTTTCCTCGTTCGCACATCACCAGTTCGACGACTTTATTGAAGCCCTCTTGGGCGGCACTTGGGCAACCAATGCTGTTAAGGTAGGCACGACGAAGCGTTCGTTCACCATCGAGCGTGGCTACACGGACATTGCACAGTACGAGCGTTACACTGGCTGCAAGATGAACTCGTGGGAACTTGCTATTGCGAACTCGGGCTCTACCATCTCGTCGACCTTCGGCGTTATTGGTAAATCGATGACGACTGGCACATCACCACTCGATGCTACACCTACTGCGGTTCTGGGCAATCAACCTATGTTCCATGTAGGTTCCACAATCACCGTGGGCGGCTCGAGCGTTAAGGTTACTGCTTTCAACCTCAGCGTTACGAACAACATCGCTGTTGAATACGCTATTGGTTCGGCTTCAGCAGAAAACGTCGCACCACTAACTTGCTCTGTAACTGGTTCGATGGTGTTTTTCAGAGACGACTTGACAATGTTCAACCGTTTCCTCAACGAGACGAGCGCTGAAGTTGTTACAACCCTGACTGATGGTACGAATACCTACACCATCACGATGGGCAATGTTAAGTTCAATAGTTCCGACATCCCACTTAGTGGTTCGGGCACGTTGTTCGAGACAGTAAACTTCAAGGCACTTCGTGACAGTGGTGATGCATCACCAATCATCGTCGCACGTTCCTCTTAATCAGTAACCACTGGGCCGGACTAAACACCCGGCCCATATTGGGGTTTATATGGACGATGGACCAATCGAGTTACCAGACTTCAAATCATTACCGCAGAAAGTGGTTGATGAGTTGTTTCCGCGTATTGTTAACCGAACACCTATAAATACAGGTAGAGCAAGAGATGGTTGGGTTAAAGACAATACAACTATTTCTAATAATGTTCCCTATATTGGTGTGTTAGAAAATGGCAGTTCTGACCAAGCACCAGAGGGTATGGTTCGAGTTTCGCTCGAGGAAATACCACAAATCATTGCCGAAATAACTTCACAGGAGACCAAAAAATGAAGGCTAAGTTCAAGATTACACAACTGGCTGCAAAGCCTATTAAGGTAGAACTCGTACACCCTACACAGGGCGAGACAGGCATCTTCGTAGACCTCGTAGGGCCACACAGCAAGCAGTTCCACACAGCGTTCGAAGCGTTCGAGGCATCTGAACAGAAGCAAGAGGACAACCTTAAGTTGTTCGCATCGTGCTTTATTGGGTGGGACGACGAAGCGTTCGAGATGCCGTTCAGCGCAGAAAACGCTCTTGCTTTTTTCAGCAACAGCGACAACGCTTGGGCAGCAAACTTTATTGCACCTATTCTGAAGGATGCTAACCGTTTTTTCTAAAGAAGCGGGAAATCTTGGGCTCGTATATTTCACAGCAAGTTATGCTTGGTAAACGAGTTCGAGATGACAAGGGCAATGACTTCGGTTCGCAGGGTGACCTTCTAAAACGACGCAATCCGAACGACCCGCGACTTAAACTGCCCGAAATAGCAGAAGACGACGAATATTACCTATGGGTGTTCAATCAGGTAAATAGATGTAGGCACTACGAACAGGGACAACCGTTTCCTGTTCACCTTGCCGCCTACAGAGATTACGAACTGCTGTTTAAGGATGAGTTAACAGTGAACGAAATCCTTCTATTGCAATCAC